CTGTCCTACCTAACGGTATAACAGAACTAAACATCCGAATTGCTTCAAAAAGCATGCTAACGAAAGACACAAAGCCAAAAGGCGAAGAGTCGGGTCGCTACAAATCAAGGTACTATAAAAGAGGTAAATTCTTTTACGGTCATGATTTAAGTGACACCTCAACTCTTCCCACTTTCGTTCCAAGTGAAATTCGGGACAATGGTGAGGGTAGACTCCCTCACACATCATCGATGACGTTCGTGTCGGTGGTGTCCTTGACACAACGAACAGACGCCCTTATTCGTGGACTTGATCTTGTCATTCAACATCATGGATGTAATGACTCTGTCCGACTGGAGTTGTCTAAACAACTCCACGCCTACTTAGATACTTCTTCAGATGAGACGGTTTGGCTTAAACGAGCAAAATTTGTCGTGGCTTACCCTCTCTCTAAGTATCTTCGTAACGAATCTCCTCCTCAACCGGATGAGGTCTTTAGACCCTCCGGAGTTCTCCGTCGATGGATGAAACCCCGTTTCATCGTCTTCAACCGGAAGAACACTCATCTGTGGTACTCATGGCTTCAGGCGAAGAGATCTTGTCTCCCCGTCTCTGATTCTATTGTTGAAAAGACATACGATAGCCATTTTACTTCTCTTTCTCGTCCCGATCCTGGTGACGATGATACGATTGACCAAATTTTCAGAGAAAAAACCTTTACACGTCTTTTAGACCGTGTTGCCGATAAAGTTTCTAAGAAACTGAGTAAGCTACCTCCCTTTGAGGAGTACTCTGCTTCTAATTCGGCGTGTTTTGAAAACACAAGGAGTTCTGGTGGTCAACACTATACTCTTGAAGTTCTTTGTGGATCAAGTTCTTTGATGCCCATTACTTCTGAGCTACACAGTATGAGTTATAACCCTAAGACCTATTGTAAAACAGGTATAAATTTGGTTGGGTTATTGAGAACCGATGTTCTCCTGGTTTGGATGAGTGGAACACTCTCCGTCCTCTTTCTAAGACCCTTGATCTTAGTGAACCAACAAAGTGTACTATTCAGGCTGTTTTGGAACCGATGAAGGTTCGCGTTATCAGCAAAGGTGAATCGTTGCCTTACTACACTTGTCGGCCTCTCCAGAAAGCCTTACATTCTGTCTTGAAGAAGATTTCATGCTTTCGTTTGATTGGTCGACCTTTCTCTCCCACTGATATGTTTGATTTGAAAAAGAGGGCTCTCCCCTCTGATCAGTGGTTCTCTATTGACTATTCTGCGGCTACCGATGGGTTGTCTTGGAAGTATTCCAGTAGGATTCTCAACCATGTCCTTTCTAAAGTTGATCCCTCTTTGAGGGATCTTGCTCTGAAGGTTCTTGGTCCTCATGATCTCCATTATCCCGTTAAGGGAAAGCGCGAGATTGAATTCCGTGGGAAACAACAAAATGGTCAATTGATGGGTTCTATACTCTCTTTTCCTATCCTCTGTCTTGCTAATCTTGGTGTTTATCTCTCTACCACCTCAATGTTTCATTGGGATTGGTCTGATGTCGATCGTCTCAACCATGTCCTTGTGAATGGTGACGATATGATTTATGCAGCTGATAAATGTCTTTGGTACGATCATGTACGAATTGCAGGCGAGGTTGGTCTCGAAATGAGTGTTGGGAAGGCCTATCAACATAGGGTGTATGCGAATATTAATTCGACTAGTATTCATTATGATCTTAGTGATTCTAGTTCGACGCCCTATCAAATCAACTACCTTAATTCTGGTCTCTATTTTGGCCAACACAAGGTTCAAGATAAAGTTGATTGTCGAGAGAAGAGTCCTGTTGGTTCCGAAGTCTCAGTTGATTGTAAGTATGCTTTTGAAAAAGAACTGAG